CTGAATCAGAACAGATTGCTCCTTGTTTGAATTATTATCAATATCATTTGAAAGGTATAAGTCTGTTGCCAAGACACGATTATGGTGCTTATCCTCAGATGCCTTACGAAGCTATTGATGAGAAGACTTATCAGAAACAGGTTTCAAAGTTAGGTAAGTTATCATTTGGTGTGATTAAACACGAAGAAGCAGAAATAGATAAATTCTGTAATAATGATTCGTGTGAAATTATTCCAATGACAGGTGATAACGATGACCAAGAATATGCAAATTAACAAAAGCGGACAGGCAGACGACACACCTGTAGAAAAATGTGTCAATGTTCAACACAACAATAGGAGAATGATTATGAATTATCGTAATCTAATCTCAGTTCTAATGATGTCTTTTACTATTGTCTTTGGACAAGCAGTAACAGGATACGTTGGTACTGAAGATGGTCCACTCGTTGGAGCGAATGTAGTTGTTGAAGGAACTGAACTTGGTGGCGTTAGTGATGACGCAGGTAAATTTGTTATCGAAACAGGTTCAGGTACTTTTGATATTACTGCATCGTACATCGGGTACATCGCCCAAACACAAAGCGTGGAGGTAGGCGATATAGTTGCTTCAGTTAGCTTCAATTTAGTAGCTGACGTTGTAGCACTATCAGCATTAGAGGTCTTAGCTTCACGTGCTGATGAAACAACACCTGTTGCTTATACGAATGTTAGTAAAGAAGAAATGGAAATCAGACTTGGTTCACAAGACATTCCAATGATTCTTAATACTACACCTTCAGTATATGCGACTCAACAAGGTGGCGGTGCGGGTGATGCTCGTATCAATGTACGTGGTTTCAACCAAAGAAATGTTGCTGTGATGATAAACGGTGTTCCTCAGAATGATATGGAGAACGGATGGGTTTATTGGTCTAATTGGGATGGAGTAGGAGATGCTACTTCTTCAATTCAGATGCAAAGAGGTCTATCAGCTGTTAATCTCGCAACACCATCAATTGGTGGAACTATGAACATAATAACTGACCCTGCGGCTCAAGAAAAAGGCGGTAAGTTCAAGCAGGAAGTCGGAGAGGGTGGATTTCTTAAAACCACTCTGAACTATAACTCAGGTCTTATTAAAGATAAGTTAGCTTTGAGTGGAACTATAGTTCGTAAAACAGGTGACGGATTCATTGATGGAACTTGGACAGATGCTTGGGCATACTACGTAGGTGGTTCATATGCTGTAAGTAATGACCAACGTTTCGAATTATATGCGATTGGAGCCCCGCAACGTCACGGACAGAATCTATATAAACAGAATATTGCTACTTACTCACAAGAGTTAGCAGGTAGTATTGATGGTTATAATGATTCTGCTTATGTTTCAGGCGAAAAGTTTGAACACGAAGCAGGTAGATTCTTTAATCAGAATTGGGCGCCTGTAGACCCATCATACAAAGGACAGCAGTATTGGTATATGTATGGTGCGAGAACTACAGATAGAAAAAATTCTGATATGTTAAATGAAAGAGAAAACTTCTTTCATAAGCCTCTTGTCAATTTGAATCATTTTTATGATATCAATGAAGAGATGAGGTTAAGTTCTGTTCTGTATTGGTCAGGTGGCTCAGGTGGAGGAACAGGAACTTATGGTAGCGTAAGTAGGACACCCGCGATAGAAGGAAATGCATGGTATTCAAGTTCACCTTGGATGTGGGATTGGAATGCCGAGATTGAGCAGAACTCTGCTAATGTAGATACTGCTTGGAATGATGTTGAAAATCGTTCAACAGGTATACTTCGTAATTCAATCAATAGACAAAACACTTACGGTTTAATTTCAAAGTTAAACTATGATGTCTCAGACGAACTTGAAGTTCAAATTGGTATTGATTGGAGAACTGCAGGTATTGAACACGCTCGTGAAGTTCGTGATTTACTTGGTGGTGATTACTATGTAGATTACGCTGATGATAATGCACCTGATGGTAAAGTTGTTCGTTTAGGTGACATTATTGCATATCACAACGAAACAACGGTTGATTGGTTCGGAGCTTTCTTACAAGGTCAATATTCTACAGAGAAGATTAATCTTTATGGTATGGGTGGTATTTCTACTATCGGATATACTTACAAAGATTTCTTTTCAGTAGAACAAGAACTTGTAGAGGCACCATCTATTACTACTTTTCAAGTTAAAGGTGGTGGTAGATATAATCTTGATGACAGACTTTCAGCATTTGCTAATGTTGGGTATGTTCAGAAGCCACCAATCTTAGATAATGTTATCGATTATGATGGTAACATATCTTCAAATCCTGATAACGAAAAATTCACATCTTTTGAAGTAGGTGGTGAATATGGAAGTGACTTAGTTGCTATCAAGGGTAGTTTTTATAACACTCAATGGAAAGATAGAAACCTTACTAAGTCTGTTACTACAGGACAAGGTGACTCAGGTGATACTGACATCATTTATCTTACAGGTGTAAATCAAAGCCATAGTGGTTTTGAGATTGAGTCTAAAGTTGCTCTACACGAAATGGTAGACTTAGACTTATCTGTTAGTATTGGTGATTGGTATTTTGATGGCGATGCCAAAGGTGATTATACAGAGATGGAATACAATGATGATAATCAAATCATTGGACAAACATCTACAGAGTATGAATATGCTCTTAATAATCTAAAAGTTGGTGATATGCCACAGACTGCTTATGTAGGAGGTCTTACAATTAAGCCTGTTAAGGGTTTAAGTGTTCAAGGTCTTTACAGATGGTACGACAATCATTATTCTGATTGGAGTCCTGATAGTCGTGAAGTTGAAGGTGACGCTGATAGAGCACAAGTATGGAAAACTCCATCTTATGGTAAGTTAGACTTACACTTGTCTTACAAGTTACCTGAAATTGCAGGACTTGATATGACCTTACACGGTCATTTGTTCAACGCTCTTGATAATGTTTACATCCAAGATGCTGTTGACAACTCAAAGTATAATGGGTATGGTGATAAGATGCACTTAGCTCATAATGCTGAAGTCTTTCTTGGTACTCCAAGAAGCTTCAACCTTGGCCTATCGGTCAATTTCTAAAATGATAAATCGGGGGGATTAATTTCCCCCCATTTATTTCAAAAAAATACTTGACCTTTAATGGTTTTTTTCGTAAGTTCAAACGTAGATTGAGAGAGTACAATTATGAATACACTAAGAATAAAAGTCTTAGATGAATCTTTAGAATCTTTATATAAGAAAAGAGTTAACGTAGAAGGAGATGCAGGAGTTGATTTATATTTTCCTGATGAAGTTACTATTCCTTCAAAAGCATTAGGACTAAAAGTAGATTTAAAAATACAGGCAGAAATGGTACAAGAAGTCAATTCACAATTAATGACTAACATACCAAAAGAAATGTTGAAAGGAATGAACATAGAAGAAAGAAGTCTATCTTATATGGTCTTACCTCGTTCATCTATAATAAAGACTCCATTACGAATGTCGAATAGTATTGGAATAATGGATGCAGGATATAGAGGTAACTTTATGGTTCCTATAGATAATTTATCAGATGAAGACTTTATAATTGAAAAACATACAAGATTGTTTCAAGTAGTTTCATCTAATTTAAATAATATTGATGTTAAAATAGTAAATAAATTAAGCACTTCAAAACGTGGTACAGGTGGTTTTGGCTCAACAGGTAATTAATGTATAAAGATATATTTTTTGATTTAAAAACTAAGAAAGTACATTTATGGGATGATGTACGAGGCTATGAATGTTTTAAGTATAAGCCTTATGCATATAAGAAAGACCCTACAGGTAAATATACATCATTATATGGTGATAAATTATCTAAGGTTTATAGATTTGACCCTAATGAAGATGGTCTTTTTGAATCAGATGTTCCTGCAGAAACACGAGTTTTAGTTGACAAGTATGCTGACTCTGATGAAGTTTCAAAAGGTCATAAAAAATTCTTTTTTGATATCGAGGTCAAAGTAACAGAAGGTTTTCCAAGTCCTCACGAAGCTCCTAATGAAATAACATCAATAGCTTTTAATGATTGTACAGATAATACTTTACATTGTTTAGTATTAGACCCTGAAAATAAAGTGGACATAAATCATCCTGATATTTTAAGAAATAATTTTAAAGTAGAAACGTTTAAAAGTGAATTTGATATGTTACAAAGGTTCTTTTTACGTTATAAACAAATAAGTCCTACTATCATATCAGGTTGGAATACAGAAAACTTTGATGTTCCTTATTTATATAATCGTGCTTGTAAGATTGTAGGTTCAGGATTAGCTTCTACATTAAGTCCTATCAATATTGTTCGGTGGTCTGAATTTAAAAATAGACATAAGATAGCAGGAGTCTCTCATTTAGATTATTTATATCTTTACAAAAAATTTACATATACAGAAAAGTCAAGTTATAGATTAGATGCTATTGCTGAAGATGAACTTGGTGAAAAGAAAGTTGAGTATGAAGGTACACTTAATGACTTATATGACAATGACAGAACTACATTTGTTTTATATAACTTACAAGATGTTAAAATTGTAGAAGGTCTCGACACTAAATTAAATTTTATTGGTATTACACAAGCTTTGTGTCACACAGGTCACGTCCCTTATGAAAATGTGTTTACATCATCTCGATATCTCGAAGGTGCAATATTAGTATATTTAAGAAATCTTGATATCGTAGCTCCTGACAAGAAACCTAAACCTAAAAAAGATACTGATGGTGGACAATTTGCAGGTGCTTATGTGGCTGACCCTCAAAAGGGTAAACACGATTGGGTATTTGATTTAGATGTTACGTCAATGTATCCTTCTGTTATTATGTCGTTGAACATATCACCTGAAACTAAACTTGGTAAATTAGAGAGTTGGGAACCTCAAGATTTTATACGTGATGTAGAAAAAACATACAGAATAAATGATGATTATGGAAACGAAGTAGCATCGATGAGTTATAATGACTTTAAAAATTATGTTACAGAAAACAAAATATCGATATCAGCAAATGGTGTGTTGTATCGTAATGATAAGGCGGGATTGATTCCTGCTATTTTATCTAAATGGTTCGATGAAAGAGTAGAGTATAGAAAGTTAGCTAAGAAGTATGGTAATGATGGTAATACAGAACGTTACGAATATTTTGATAGAAGGCAGTTAATTCAAAAGATTATGTTAAATAGTTTGTATGGTGTACTCGGTCTATCAGTATTCAGATTTTATGATATTGACAATGCAGAGGCTACTACGTTAACAGGTCAAGCATTGATTAAATTTAGTCGTACTATTACAAATCATTTTTATAATAATGAATTGGGTACTGACAAAGACCACGTGATTTATATTGATACAGATTCAATCTTTGCATCAGCATTGCCATTGGTAAAACATAGATATCCTAAAGAAAATACTAACTCACAGGCTATGATGACTAAACGTATTCTTGATATAGCGTCTGAACTTCAAGAGTATTTAAATAATAGTTACAATTACTTTGCAAATAAATTTTGTAATATAGAAAAACATAGATTTGAAATCAAACAGGAGGTCATTGGTATATCAGGTCTCTTTATAGCTAAGAAACGTTATGGTATGAAAATCATAAACGATAATGGAGTTGAAGTCAATAAGATGTTAGTTAAAGGTATTGATACGGTTCGTTCTAACTTTCCTATAGCTTGTGGTAAACTCTTGAAAGAAGTTCTTGATGATATTCTTGCCAATGTTCCTAAAGAAAAAGTAGACGAACGGATACTAAATTTTAAATCATCTATGAATACTATGCCAATAGATGGTCTTGCTATGCCTACAGGTGTAAAAGGTCTAAAGAAATATATAGAAAAGAAAACTAAAAATCAAAAATTTACTAAATTCAAATCAGGTGCTCCTATACACGTTAAGTCTGCTGTGAATTATAATGATTTATTATTACATTTTGAGGTTTCTAAACAATATTTATTTATAGGGTCCGGAGAGAAAATCAAGTGGGTTTATCTAACAAAAAATCCATTAGGACTCGATAGTTTAGCTTACAAAGGTTATGAAGACCCTAAAGAGATTCTACAATACATTCGAGATTACATAAATTATGAGAAGATGTACGAGAAGAACTTGTACAATAAAATTATGATGTTTTACGAGGCTATGAATTGGTCGCCTCCTGTAAATAAACAGAAAACATTAGAAAGGTTTTTTTAGTGATAAAAATATTCTACAATTCAAAAGTTGCTTGTAAATATTGTTCATTGGCTGTATCTTTTATGGAAAGATATAAGTTTGAATATAAGACTATTGACATATCTGTATCTGAAAATGAAAAAGAATATGATATGGCAGAGAATGTCTTAATGGAACAAATGGAATCTTCTTCTGTACTTCCTTATATAATAATAGATGATACATATGGATTTGCAGGGTTCCCTGAAGTGAAAGATGAATATCAAGTTTTAGAATACATACAACGAGTTAAAAAATAACATAGGAGTTATAATAATGGAAAGAACATATTTAGATAGATTTATACAAAAGTATTATCTTGGTGGATTAATATCTAATACAATATGGAAGGTTAGAGACAATACTCTAAGTACTACTTTTACTACTGATGGTAAAGAGATGTTAGGTAGTGTGACCTTTAATAATTTTACACAACCTGATGCTGACTTAGGTATCATCGATACTGAAAGATTAATGAAAATCTTGAGCGTGTTGAATGGTACGTGTTCTATGACTTATCAGAATGTAGAAGAACGTGTTATTGCAATAACATTGAAAGACACTAATGCAGAGGTCAAATTTAATCTTGGCGACTTGTCTATCTTCGGTGAAGAGTCTAAATTAAAGAATGAACCTGAGTATGGTCTTACTTTAAAGATGAGTAAAGATTCTGCTAAGGCTTTTGTTAATGGTTGTAATGCAATATCAGAAAGTAATCACTTTACGGTTGTTGGTAGTGGTAGTGATTGTGAGTTAATTATCAATTATGATAAAGAAAAGAACTTGGATATGATTAGAGTTCCTGTCGAAGTAGTAAATGGTGGTGATATAGAAAACGTATCTTTCGCATCACATCATTTAAGAAGTGTTATATCAGCAAACTCAGAAGCTGATGCTATTTCACTTCAGGTTAGTGACGCAGGACTATTGAAATGTGTATTTTCTAATTCAGAATATTCAGCAGAATATTTTCTCGTAGCAATGGATAGATAATGACAAAGACAAACACACTTTGGGTTGAGAAATATCGTCCTGATGTTCTTGATAATTACATTGGTAACGAACATCTCAAGAAACAAATATCTAAAAACATAGAAGAGGGTGACCTTCCTCATTATTTGTTTCATGGTCAGGCAGGCACAGGTAAAACTACACTTGCAAAAATTCTTGTAAAGAATATTGATTGTGATTATTTGTATATCAATGCATCTGATGAAAATAATGTTGATAATATAAGAACTAAGGTTAAAGGGTTTGCTATGACATACTCTACAGCTATATCTAATATCAAGATTGTTATTTTAGATGAGTGTGATTTTATGTCTGTAAATGCACAGGCTGCTTTGAGAAATCTAATGGAGTCGTACTCTGCACATTGTAAATTTATATTGACTTGTAACTATAAGGAAAAAGTTATTGACCCTCTACAAAGTAGATGTCAAGATTATGAATTGATTCCTCCTAATAGAGCAGAAGTTGGTAAACATTGTGTAAAGATTCTTGAAGCAGAAAGTGTACAATATGAAGTTGAAACTATAGCTACTATTATTGATGCCTGTTATCCTGACATTAGAAGAGTAATTAATTATCTTCAAAAACAATCTATAGATGGTAATCTAAATTCTAATTTAGAAGAATTACAAGATTCGGATTATAAACTGAAGTTGATTGATGTACTAAAGGATAAGTCTACTGACAAAAAGGTAGCCTTTATCGAAATAAGAAAGTTGTTGATGAAGAATAAAGTTCGTGACTTTACTCCATTGTTTAGTTTACTCTATGATAGATTAGATAAATTAACTGATGCTAATAATAGTAAGGCGGAAATTATTCTTATATTGGCTAAATATCAGAACATGGATGTACAAGCAGTTGACAAAGAAATCAATATTATGGCTATGTTCGTAGAAATATTGGGAGTGTTAAAATGAATCCACAAGAAATACAAGTAGACATAAGTAAAGCAGATGATATAGTTTGTGATAAACAAGATTGTGAAAGCACATATTTTCAACCTGTAATGGCGATGAAAAGACTATCACCTTTAGTGTCTCCTACAGGTCAAGAAGCAATAGTTCCTATTCAAGTTTACGCTTGTATCAAATGTAATGAAGTTCCTGAAAAGTTTAAACAAGAGGCAAGTAATCTTGATTAGTGTTAAGAGTTTTTATGACTTTTTAAAACGATTGACTAAGTTTGGTTATCATCAAAATCTAAACTTTTGGAACTCACTTGATGATACTAAAAAGAAATATAGTCAATATATGATAAATAGGTATCTATCAATGGAACCTGATTTTATTACTTTGGTAAATGACATTCAAATATTACAAGGTTCGTCAAAACTTAGTGACAAACATCATTTTTTGCTGTGGTCAGAGTTGTTGCCGAACAAGAACATTTTTTTTAAATACATAGGTAAGGATAAAAGTATGAATTGGCCTAAACAATGGATAGAGATAGTTTCTCAAAATTTTCAGATATCACAAACTGAAGCAGTAGAAGCTATGGAAATGTATATGGTATCTGAAGGTGGTAAATTAGAACTATATGAAATATTAACAAGATACGGCATAGCTGAAAAGGACATACGTAAGGTATACGATTATGAATCTTAGAAATTTACAAGCAAATGAAGGTTACAGAAACTTTCACGAAATGTTAATGAAAGAGTTGGAGTGGGGTATCAATACAGATACGAACACTTTATACTTAGCAGGTGATATTGGCGGTGAGACTTTACACTCAGGTGCAATACATATGGACATACTACATAGATTTAATCCTAAATCAGATATAAATCTTAACATCAATTCATTTGGTGGTGACACGTATGCTATGTTTGGACTCGTAGATAAGATGAGAAGTTTACCTGTAAAGGTAAATACTATTTGTCTTGGTACTTGTATGAGTGCAGGAGCAGTAATACTTGCTGCAGGAACAGGAACACGTAAAGCACATAAACACTCAAGTATAATGGTTCACGATGGTCAAGTTGGTATACAAGAAAAAGTAGCTGACTTTCAAAGAGCATCAGAACACTTCAAAGACTTAACGGATAGATGTAATAGATTAATGGCAGAAGTTACAAAAAAAGACTTTGAATATTGGGAAAATATTAATAAATTCGATAGTTACTTAACTGCTGAACAAGCACTCGAAGTGGGAATAATTGACGAAATAATATGAGTAAATTAATTTACCCTAAAGAACCTGATTTGTTGATAAAAAATATCTTATCAAAAGATGAGTGTGAATTTTATCGTAGAATAACAGATGAATTTGTTGATGATAAATCTCCACTTGTGTCTTTAAGAAGGCAAGATAAAGGTCTATATGAAGTTGATAGGCAATATTGGTCTTTTAGAGAACATCCTAATTGGATGATTGATTTGACAGAAAAATTATCTTCATATTATGATGAAAAAATATTTATGCCAAGACATTGGCATATTATGAAATACAGAAGACCAGGTGATGGACTTGGTTGGCACGCTGAGGGTAGAATTAGTTACGTATCATTTTCAGTAAATTTAAGTACACCTGATGAACACGAGGGTTCAGATTTTGAAGTACGTGGACGAGACCTGACTTTAAATCAAGGTGATGGTATTGCATACTCAGGTAGAACTACACATCGAGTAACACCATTAATTAGTGGTACAAAATATAGCATAGTTGCATGGTTTAAAGATGCAACAAGAATGAAAGAAGTTTATGAAAAACCTTTTCCATATGAAAAAAGAAATAAAAAAACATAGGAGTTTATATGCCTAAAACAATAAAAGAATCTTCAACCTATATAACTGAAAAGTCACATCCAATTGTTGAACAGATGGAAAAAGAATGGCCTGAGATGACAGATGAGTTTAAAAGATTACAAAGAGAACAATACGAATTATTTTGTAGAAAACAACACGATTATGGTCCAAGTAATATTTCAGTTGGTACTATGTTAGCAAACGAAGAAGAAGTTCATTTATCACTTACAGGACTTTGGTTTCGTATGAATGATAAGATTCAAAGATTAAAAAATATGTTGATGAGTCGTAGAGATACAGCAGTTGACGAACCTTTAGAAGATGCTTATCTTGATGTTAGTAATTATGGTATTATGGCAACAATCGTAAAGAATGGTAAGTGGGGTAAATGAAGCAAGTAAGTTATAGTCAATACTCACTTTGGAATCAATGTCCTTATCAGTGGAAGTTACAATATGTAGATAAAATACGAACATACGAACCGTCTATTTATTCATTGTTTGGTAGTGCATTACACGAAGCAATTCAATTATATTTAGGTTGTATGTATAACTTTACTATAAAAGATGCAGACGAAATCGATTTAGATGATTTACTAAGACGTAAAATGAAAGAGTTGTATCAGAAAGAAGTTGTCGAAAAAGAGTTTACAGATTTTGTATCACGTGAAGATATGGTAGAATTTTATGAACAGGGTGTTGAGATATTAGATTGGTTCAAAAAGAAACGTGGTCAATACTTTAACAAAAGAAGTTGGACTCTTCTTGGTATAGAAGAGAGATTGGCGTTGCCTATCAGAGGTGATTTACATTTTCTTGGATTTCTTGATGTTGTAATGAAAGATGAAATAAGTGGTAAGATAAAAATTATTGATATCAAGACTGCAACAATGGGTTGGAATAAATATCAAAAGGCTGATGTTATAAAGAGTGACCAATTACTATTATATAAAGAATATTATGCACAAAAACATAATGTTCCTGTAGACAAAATTGATATTGAGTTTTTAATCTTCAAAAGAAAACTATGGGAAAATGCTCAGTTTCCTCAAAAGAGAATACAAAGACACGTACCTGCTAATGGTACACCAAGTATGAATAAGATGAGAGTAAGATTCGAAGAGTTTTTAGATGCCTGTTATGATGAAGACGGTAATATTAAGAATATAGAATATGAAAAATGTAAAGGTAAATGTAGAGCATTTACTAAATGTAAGGATTTATAATGAAGTATAGAGATGTTAAAGTAAGTGTGAGGATGTTTTTAGATGATTTCATCGAACCACCTTTTAGAGATTATGTAATTTATTATCTACAAAAGATTGAACAAACTTTAAAGTTGAGAGTGCATCACGTTTTTATTTATGATAAAGTTGATACTTTAAAAGTAAAAGAATTTTCTGATTTCATTACGGACAAATTAACACATAAAACAGAAATAATACCTGTAGAAAATGTTAGACCACAAGACCATATATGGATGAATTTATTACCTGAAAAACATAAAGACTTAGGTCAATTTACATATGCATCTTATTATGAAGAACCTGTTGATATATTTATTGGATTAAAAAGTTTTAATGATGCAGCAGTTTTCGTAACATCACCTAAACCGGAGAAAAATGGAAAAGACTAAATGTGCTATTATTGGTAGCAGAGAATACACGAATAAAAGAAAGATACAAGAGTTTGTTTTTAAACTAAAGGAAAAGTATAAAGGAGACGTAGTAATTGTTTCAGGTGGAGCAAAACATGGTGCTGATAAATATGCAAAAAGATATGCCTTAGATTTTGAATTAGAATATCACGAGTTTCCACCATATCACGAATCACATAATATGCATTGTGTTTTAGGTAAATTTCATTATGGTAAACCATACAACGTAGGTAATTATCATAGTCGTAATAAAAAATTAGTTGAACATTCTGATATGGTTGTAGCGTTTGTTCCTGACAAAGTAACTAATGGTACACGTTCTGCACTAAAATATGCTAAAGAATTAGAAAAAGTTTTTGTAATAATCTCAGGATAACATATATTTATATATAGATATATGAGAGAAATGTTATGAGAAATTCCGAATTAAAGTTGACCTCGGTCAAAGTTTATAAACCACTTTATCACAAATTCAAAGTCAAAGCAATGGATGATGAGTTCACTTTACAAAAACTTGTGAATAGATGCATGGATATGTATATGCACGACAACACTTTTAGAGATAAAATATTTGAACATAATAATTTAGTATTATCAGGGAGTATGAACCTATGAGAAAAGAAATATTAGATGCTAGCAGATTACACTTCAAGGCTCACATTGAAAAACATAGAATCAATGTTGAGAATCTTTTGAAAAATCCTACAGGAGTCGCAGAACATCCTGACATTATGGAAACGATAGAAAAAGAGTTAGAAATTATTGCTGAGTATGATGATAAGTTAGAAGTGTTGGACAAATACTTCTTTATGCAATATGTAGATGACAAAGAGGTTTTAAATGGCTAAGATGAAATTACCAAAATTAAAAAAGATTGACCCTAATAAAGTTAAGAAGAAAAAAATTCTTCTATTATCTGATGATTGTAGAATGAACTCAGGTGTTGGAGTTATGTCTTTAGAAATTATTAGACAAACGTGCCACTTGTATGATTGGGCTCAAATAGGAGGTGCAATTAAACATCCTGATGAAGGAAAACAATTTGATTGTTCACAAGATTTAAGAGAGTTTACAGGCGTTGATGATGCTTATTTACACGTATATCCAACATCAGGTTATGGTAATGATGAGATGGTAAGACATTTGATGATTAAAGAAAAACCTGATGCCATAATGATTTATACAGACCCAAGATTTTGGAAGTGGTTATTTGAAATGAGTCACGAAATTAGAACACAAATACCAATATTCTATTATAACATATGGGATGATTTACCATATCCACATTGGAATGAACCATTCTATGAATCAGTTGATTGCTTAATGAACATAACAAAACAGACTTGGAATATTGTACGTAACGTTAGAAAAAATGTTCCTGTAAAAGATTGGGAGTGTACTCTTGTACCTCATGGTATACACGAAGAAGTATTCTATCCTATACAAGAAGATAGTGAAGAACACAAAAAGTTTATTGAGTTTAAAAAGAAGACATTAAGAAATAAAGATACTAATTTTATTATCTTATGGAATAATAGAAACATCAGAAGAAAACTTCCTGGTGATGTTATACTTGCATATAATCATATGTTAGAACAATTAACTGAAGAACAACGTAAAAATTCATTGTTGATAATGAAGACTGCTCCTGTTGATAATAATGGTACAGACTTGATGGCAGTTGCAAAACATAATCTAAAACATGGAGATTGTATGTTCATATCAGATAATCTTCCACAAGAAGAACTGAATTATCTATACAATATGGCTGACGTTACAATTAATATGGCATCAAATGAAGGATTTGGATTAGGTACAGCAGAATCATTAATGACAGGAACTCCAATAGTTGTTAATGTTACAGGTGGTTTACAAGACCAATGTGGATTTAGAAAAGAAGATGGTTCACTTTTAACAAAAGAAGATTACACCGAAGAGTGGGGCTCTAATCACGATGGTAGATATAAAGACCATGGTTCTTGGGTAAAGCCTGTTTGGCCTGCGTGTCGTTCATTACAAGGTTCTCCTCCTACTCCATATATCTTTGATGATAGATGTAGATGGGAAGATATTGGTGATAAGTTACTTGAGTGGTATAATACACCCAAGGAAGATAGAGAAAAGGCAGGTTTAGAAGGTAGAGAATATTGTCTACGTGAAGACACAATGTTATCAGCAAAAAATATGGGTAAGGCTGTAATTGAATCGGCTGAAAATTGTTGGAAGAATTGGAAACCTGTTAAACAATTTCAAGTATACGAGGTATAGAATGAAAAAATTAGTAACGGTTATAGGACCTATAGGTACTCGTAGTGGTTATGGTTCACACGCAAGAGATATTGTAATCTCATTATTAGATTTAGGTTATGATGTCAAGACTATGCCTATTAGATGGGGGATGACTCCACAAAATGCATTGAATATTAATAGTGCAAGAGATAAACGTATAGTTGATACAATATCGTTTGATGGTAAGATTGATAGACAGCCTGACATTCACATACACATAAGTGTTCCTACAGAGTTTCAAAATATTGGTAAACTCAATATAGGTATTACTGCAGGAGTGGAATGGACACATCCTAATCCTAATTGGGTAAATGCTATGAATAGAATGGATTACAATTTAGTGCCTTCAAACTTTGTAAAAGAAGTTATGAGTATGACTTATACAGATGAAAATAAAAAAACAATAGCGTGTACAAAACCTATAGAAGTTTTATTTGAAGGTTATGATGAAACTATTTACAAACCTGTAAACGAATATTCAGAACTATTGGTCAAAGAATTAGATGTTATAAAAGAAGATTTTTGTTACTTATTTGTTGGACATTGGCTAAGTGGTCCTTATGGTCACGATAGAAAAGATGTTGGAAAATTAGTATACAATTTTTTAGATACATTTAAAGACACAAAAGATGCACCTGCTTTGATAATGAAAACATCAACAGGTACATTTTCTCCTGTAGATAAATACAGATGTTTAGATAGAATGAGAGAAATAAAACATAGTTTTGGTTCTGATGTGAAGTTACCTAAAATTTATTTCGTACATGGTGAATTTTCAGATGAACAAATGAATGAGTTGTATAATCATCCTAAAGTAAAATCAATGGTATCATTTACTAAGGGTGAAGGATATGGAAGACCTTTATTAGAATTTAGCACTACAGGAAAACCTGTTATAGCAACAGGTTGGTCAGGACATACAGATTTTCTTGATGGTGAATACTCTGTTTTACTACGTGGTAGATTAGATAAAGTACATAACGATTCAGTTCCAAAAGACTATCGACATAGTGAATCACAATGGTTTAACGTTGATGAAGAAGCAGCAAAAATGTCTTTAAAATACGTCTTTGATAATTATAAACAATTTCAAACTAAAGGTTATGCTCAAAAAATGAAATCTACAGAATTTACACTAACTGCAATGACAGATAAATTTGGTAAAATGTTGGATGAGATGAGTAAAGATTTACCTCAACAAGTTGGAATAAAATTACCCACACTAAAGAAGGCTTAATATGGAAGAAAAAACAAGTTGTCCAATATGTTCTATAAAAGAACAAAGTAGTTGTTTTGTTGAGAAAACTGATGAAGGATTTGAATCATATTTATGTTTTGATTGTGGTTATACTACAAACTCGGCTCTTAAATTAAATGAATGTGATAATGAAACACAAAACTATACATCGTTAGTTAAAGAATTAAAAATAGAAGATACAGAAAGACAATTAGAATGGTATCCATCTGTTATAAATATGGGTACAATGGGTATGATTTATCCTGAAGGGACTCCTAATCTTTGGTACTATAAAGTTGCTAAGGTAAAAGAAATACCTGAAAGTGAAAGAGTAAATTACCCTAAAGAAGATGGTACGTTTTATGAAACATTTCTTGATGTTGATGGTGCAGAATCATTTAAACCACAAGAATTTCTTGAAGCTTGTAAGTGTATTGGTATAACACAAACGGTAAACGTTGATGGCTAAACAAACTTATAGTTGGGGTAAAGTTAAAAGAGGAGATATAATATCTTTTAGATATCAAGGTAGTGATGGTCGTTCTACTAAAAGAAGTGTTATTGTTCTTGAAAAGAGATTGAAACATCCTAACTCTAAAAACCTTCTGTTACACGGATACCAATTAGATGTAAGAAATGTTCCTGCTATTAGAAGTGAATCTGCTTTGTTAAATTTGTTTGCCAAAATTGGTACTCCTCAAGAGGTAGACAAAGATAATAACATAATAAAAATATTAGTTGAAGGAAAAAGTCCTCAGGTATATTCAAGGACACGTACTTTAATTCAAAAGTATGGAATCTATAGAACGTATTATTATGACAGAGCTACACGAAACCAAGTTTTTCTTGAACCTGTAAAAATAGACCCAAAAGTATTAGATGCAATATTATGATTAGTTACGCCATAACATCACATAATGAAACGTTTGAATTAAAACGTTTACTTGATTATCTAATGTCTTACAAAGACCAAGAACATTAAATAAAGATTTTGCGTCACAAAAGAATTACTTAAATTCTATCTGTACAAAAGAATGGATATTTCAATTAGATTCAGATGAGGTTCCATCTCAGCTTTTAATTGAAAACATAAAGGCTATAATCAATGCTAATCCTAAAGTAGAAATGTTTTGGGTACCAAGAATAAATACGGTTGAGGGTATTACTGAAGAACATTGTAAAATGTATGGATATCAAATGGATACCAAAGGAAGAATAAATTGGCCCGACCCTCAAGCAAGAATTTATAGAAATAGTAAAGATATAAAATGGGTAAGACCTGTACACGAAATATTGACAGGAGCAAAAGTTACTACAGCTATACCCTTTGAAGAAGACTTTGCATTAAGACATACAAAGAATATAGAAAAACAAATACAACAGAATAGGTTTTACAATGAGGAAATTTCAGGTACTTGATTGTACGTTAAGAGATGGTGGCTATTATACTGATTGGTCTTTTGATAAAGATTTGGTCAGAAGAATGGTCAAGGCTCTTGATGGTAACAAAGTTGATATCATAGAACTTGGATATAAATCACCTGTTAAAGGTGGTCCATATAGAAAATGTAATGATGGTTTCATTCGTTCAATAATAGACTTTGAATTAAATCATTCCAAGTTTTCATTTATGATTGACGCAAAAGATTATTTTTTAGAGCAAAGTATAGACTTACAATTATTACGTGATATAATAAAACCAAAGTTTGAGTCTCCTTTTGAAGTGTGTAGAGTTGCATTGAAGTTTTCTGAAATAGAACAATCAATGGAACTGATTGGCTACATTCAGAATCTTGGCTATCAAGTATTTGTTAATTTGATGCAGACTTCTATATTAGAAGATTCTAATATTAAATACTTTAATAAAAGAATGAAAGAATTTGGTGTTGAAAAGACATATATAGCTGATAGTTTTGGTGCATTACTCCCACTTCAAGTTGGTCAAATCTTTACTAATCACGATGTAGATGGTATACATACTCACGATAATATGAATTTAGCCTTTGCAAATTGTGTAACTGCAATAGACAATGGGGCTACTTGGTGTGATGGTACAATAACAGGTATGGGTAGAGGTGTAGGTAATGTCTATACAGAACAATTACTTCAATGGAGAGGTGAGATAACAAATGATATGTTAGATGTAGTTGACGAGTTTCAACAGATGAAATTGAAACATGGTTGGGGACATAATCCATTGTATATGTATTCAGGTCTTAATCACATACATCCTTTATACGTTCAAGATTTAAATCAATCTAATCTTAATGGTTCTCAATTATTTACTGCAGCATCAAAGTTAAAAAATACACATTCTTATGACTCTAAATTATTAGTGGAGTTGAAAGAACAAAGAGCAGTTGTGATAATACCTGCTAGGTACAAGTCTTCAAGATTTCCTGGTAAACCACTTGCAAAGATAAATGGTAAAGAAATGATATTACACGTTTGTGAAAAGGCAGAACAGGCAGTTGGTATTGAAAACGTATACGTAGCTACAGAAAATGAAGAGATAGCAAAAGTCGTTAGAGGAAATGGCTATTCAGTTGTAATAACTTCTGATAATTGTTTGACAGGTACCGACAGAGTAGCAGAAGCCTCTCAAGAAATAGATGCTGATATATTTGTTAACGTACAAGGTGATGAACCTGTTATTAATCCTGAAGATATTTTGAAAGTGATTGAGGCAAAAAAGAATAATCCTGATTCGATTGTTAATTGTTTTTCTAAACTACATCAAGATGAAGACCCAGCAGATAGAAAAATACCTAAAGTAATTATGGACTTAGATAACAATTTATTATATTCAAGTAGAGCTCCATTACCATCACAAAAAGAATTGAATAAGGACAATTTGATTGATATTTATAAACAAGTATGTATTTATGCGTTCAATAAAGAACATCTACAAAAGTTTACACAGGAATCAAAAACTCCATTAGAGAGAGAAGAAGACATCGAAATAAATAGGTTTTTAGAAAAAGGCATCAATGTTAAAATGTTACGTTCTGACCACGTTTCGTATGCAGTAGATTATCCTGAAGATATTAACGTAATTGAAAAGATGAGTAAAGTATGAAAATAGGTATAGTTGGTCAAGGTGTTGTTGGTGAGGCAATCAAAGAAGGATTTGAATATTTAGAACACGATGTATTAGTACACGATACTAAGTTTTGGGACACGAGTGTTTCGGATTTGATTGAAACTGAGATGTGTTTTTTATGTGTTCCTACACCTGAAAGAGAAGATGGTAAATGTGATACCTCTATTGTTGAGAGTGTGGTACGAGAATTACTTCAAGTAGATTATAGAGGTTTGATTGCAGTCAAGTCTACCGTAACTCCTGGTTTAGTTGATAGTCTAAGTAAAAAATTTAACATAAAGAATATATGTTTTGTGCCTGAGTTTTTGAGAGAACGATGTGCATCATATGATTTTATACACAATCACGACCTTTGTGTAATTGGTGTTTATTCGGATGAAGATTATGAACTTGTTAAAAAGGCTCATGGTAATTTACCAAAGTCGTTTAGACAATGTACTCCTATAGAAGCAGAATTTGTTAAGTATTTCAATAACGTTTATAATGCAACACTAATTACATTTGCAAATTCTTTTAGTGCAATATGTGAATCGATGGATGTAGACTATGGTAAAATCAAAGAAGTAATTACACAACGAAATCATATTCAAGACATTTATTTAAACTCATCAGAAGACACTAAGGGTTTTGGAGGAGCGTGTTTACCAAAAGACACATCTGCATTGAATGAGTTGGCAAAGAGTGTAGAGAAATATGACATTAGTTTTTTTGAAGATATACTAAAACAAAATCGTGAGTTTAAAACAACGGTTTTCAAAGGAATGAGAAAATGAAAATATTAGTTACAGGTGCAGCAGGCTTTTTAGGTTCACATCTATGTGATGATTTACTCGAACAAGGTCATAAAGTAAGGGGTGTAGATAATTTCTTTCGAGGTAAAAAAGAGAATTTACCTGAACACAAAAACTTTAAATTTGTAGAATGTGATTTATTAGAATCAACAGCTGCTCGAGGAGTTAAATTAGAAATATACACTTGGCAACCTGATATAATTATTCATTATGGGGCAATAAATGGCACACGATATTTTTATGATATGCCATATCAAGTATGTAGGGATAATATCATAATGACACAAAATGTTTTAGATGCTTGTAAATGGTATCCAAATGTAAAGAAGATAGTTTACGCATCCTCTTCAGAAATCTATGGTCCAGCTCCAAAGGTTCCTACTGAAGAAACTGAAGAGATGATTCTTTATCCACAAGCTGATAGAGATTCATACGCCTCGTCAAAGGGTATTGGAGAGTTTTTAGTTAGACTATGGTGTAAACAACACGATAGAAAATATTTAATCGTTAGACCTTTTAATACTTATGGACCAAGAATGGCTACAGGTGGATATGGTCAAGTGATACCTGAGTTTATCGAAAGAATACAATCAGATGAAGATTTTTATTTGTATGGAGATGGTAAACAAACAAGGTCATTTTGTTATGTGAAAGACCATACAAGGATTGTTACTGAATTGTTAGAAACTGCTGATAACGAAATATTAAACATAGGGTATGACGAAGAAATAACAATTAAAGAATTGGCAGAAGTTGTACACGAAGTTGTTGGTAAAGATTTTTCAGTTAAGTATAAAGATGCTTGGCCCAATGACACTAAATGGAGAAAGCCAAGTTTAGAGAAATTATTTCAATTTACATCTCATAGAGATTACGTGAGTTTAAGAGATGGTATAAAGGCTATGATAAATGAAAAATAAAACTAAGAAAATATTAGAAGTCTTTAAATCTCTTGATAGTGTAGAGAAAAGGATGGATGAAATTAAAGATGCCTACAAAGACGAAACAATGTATGTAGTGGCATCAGGTCCATCTCTAAACAATTATGCTCCTAATAAATTAAAAGAAGTTCTATCCGATAAATTAGTAGTTTGTATTAAACAATCTTATCATCAATTAAAAGACATTACAGATATTTTATTATTAAACTTTACTAATTTATCTCCATATACTTTTAATCCAAATACAATAGTTACTTGGTTGTATTGGTTTCAAAATCATCCACAGATAGTCTTTGAAAAGTTTAAAGGTGATTTATTGTTTCCAATATATAGAAATGATGATATACCAAATAAGATGACTCAATCAATTGCTTATAAAGGTGATTATGAAAATATGATGTTTGATAAGGGACTACCAAGACCTTGGGGACCTGGACTAATGTATGAATTGGCGATACCCTTAGCAGTTCATTTTGGTGTAAAAAAGATAGTCACTTTAGGTTGGGATGTAGGCAATTTAGACTTGTGGGAAGGTCAAGATGATTCAGAACGACATTTCGTAGACCATTATTATTCAGATGAAACGCAGTTATTCGATAGATTTAAAATAGATGCTACTGAAATAAGACTAATAGCTAATTCTATGGTTGGTATTTACAATTATTTACAGACAATAGGTATTGATTTTAACATCATATCAGATAGAAATCCTGTAGACTCTGAAGTGCCAAGAATAAAAATAGAGGATATTTAAATGAAATTACAAAATAGATACATTCTTGGAACACATATAATGTTCTTTGAAATAGACATGGTTGTTGAACATATACAGAGTATAATTAATGCTGTTGAATTAGTTGAAAATAAAGAAATGGTCACTATAGAATTATTCTTTAACATTTCAGAATATTTTGAAAAAATAGATACAAGTCAAACAACAAAAGAAGAGTTGATAGATAAGTTTAAAACTATGACAAAACCTCTTGAAGATACAGGAGTAGATTTAAACGTAGTAATTTATGACGATAATAAACCATATGCACAAATAGATTACAGAAGAGACTTGAATTATAAAAGTTGTAAACATTATGATTATATTATATGGGGCGAAAGTGATTGTTTACATCCAAGACAAATGTTTCACGTGCTTGAAGAGATAAAGAACTATGCAAATCAAAATAACATACATAGATTTGTGACTACGTTTGCAGTTAGAAAGATGTGGGATGAATCTTGGACGGTATTGGAACATAATGATTTTACAAATTTACCATTTCATAGTATGAAAACAGAACCTGAGTTAGCACAAACTACTCCACATAGTATTAGATATAATATGACGATAGAAGAGATGGATAAAATAAATGAAAGAGCAGAAGAACTTGATGTTAAGATGATTAGTTATCCAAAGTTTGATGGTTCAGGATTAGTTCTTACAGGTGATTTGGTTCAAAACAATGTCAATGTACCACATTGTATTATTGGTCATCAGATTGATGATACAAGTATGATGGAAAGTTGTAGAACTATGATGGGTAATCAATACATTCAATTCGTAGTTAAAAATATTTTAAAGGTACATAATAGAAATCACACTAAAAAGAGATTGTATGCACTCGATATGGATACTAATAGTAAATTAAGTGAAACAGATGGTGCACGTTATAGTAATTGGTTTAAAGAATTAAATGCAATGGCTAAAAAGAACTTTAGTGTGTTTGGCCCAAATCAATCAAAGTATTTTAGATATAAAGATTTTGAAAAGGTTATGGGTATAGATGAAGGCTAAATTAGAATGGCAAGTTCCTGAACCTGAAAGACTTCATGGAGAACATAATACAAAATTAGAAGTTGACTTTGATACGATAGCATCAGTTTTTAAAAATGCAGTAATAGATAAAGAATATTATGATTACATAAGAGATAAAAAAGTTGTTATCGTAGGACCAGCAGGATATTTACGTGGACAAAACAGAGGAGATTTCTTTACAGATAATTTTGATATCATCGTAAGAATAAATAGGTCATTTCCATTAGAAAAAACTGATTGGACAGATTTAGGATATAGAACTGATATTAGATATCATAATGGTAGTGAAAATCCTGTGGAAGGTGGTCCATTATTCTTAGAAAGAAGTAGTAATCTTGAATATTTATCAGTAATTTTTCCAAGACATTTAGACTACTTTGACCATCATATAAATGAAATCGAAAGAAAAATAAATGAATCAGATGAAGAGGTTAAACCTAAGTTGCACACATATACTGACATTGAACAATTTATAACATTTCATCACATTATGAAGACAAGACCAAATGCAGGAGTTGCAACTATATTAGATTTATTGAATTACTCTCCAAAACAATTACACATTTCAGGTATGACTTTCTTTACAGGTAAATCTTATATTGATTCGTACTCAGAAAAGGCTTTGAAGGGAGAGGAACATCACGTACAAAGACAAATAACGAATCACGCACAAGGACCACAAAGAGACTTGGTAAGAATGTTATACGAAAATTATTCAACAATAACTTTAGATGATGAAGTTAAAGAAACATTAGGAGTTAAAGGATGAAGATAGAGTTTAAAAAAGAATATTTGAAAAAAAGAATTATAGTTGATGTAGGCTCATCTGCATATCCACTACAAGCATACGGTACTCCTGATGAAGATGCTGAGATATTTTTATTTGAACCAAGACCTGATTTTTATCAAGAGTTAGTTGATAAGTATGGTAATGAAGAAAACTATCACCTTTCTACTCTTGCTCTTTCAAACAATATCGGTACAAGCACTTTTTATAGCACTCAAAAAAGAAACTGCTCTTCACTATTTGAACCTAATAAAGAGGAAGAAAATATTAATAGAAGATGGGAAGAAGCATTTAATTATGAAACGTTTGATGTTGAAACTAATACCTTAGATAATATATTTCAAGATTTTGAAAGAGTAGACTATATGAAGTTAGATACTCAAGGTAATGAATATGATATTTTATCTGCTGGAAAAGAGTTATTAACCAAGACAATGTATGTAAAGGTTGAAGTACATCTTACAGAATATTACAAAGGACAAAAGTTTATGGAAGATTACATTGAACTTTTTAAATCATTAGATTTTGAAGAGATGTTATGGAAAAGACAAATTAGTCCTGATGGACTTTTTCAAGATGCATTTTTTGCAAACAATAGAGATATGGAGTTCGTAGTATAATGAAAATATTAGTTACAGGTGGAGCAGGATTTATTGGTAGTGCATTAGCCTACAAATTATCAGACCTTGGACACGAAGTCACGATTGTAGATATGACTTGCAAAAGTGTTGATACATCGAAAGTCGAGGCTATAGGTGGAGACCTATCAGATGACGGACAGGATAACCCTTTATTTGGTAGTAAATTAGCTTTGTATCAATTTGATTACATATATCATTGTGCAGCACAAAGTAGTGGTTACATTGGATTGATAGACTCAGGCAAAGACATTGATTGGAATGTAAAGGCTACGGTAAATGTATTTAAATATGCTAAACAAACGAATGTTAAAAAAGTTATTTACACCTCTTCAATGTCGGTTTATGGTAATGGCACGAATTTATCAGAATCATCACCAATAGACCCAACATCACATTATGGTATTTCTAAATATACAGGAGAGTTGTATTGTAAACAATACGAAAAACTTGGAGTTGATTATAGTATCTTTAGATTATTTAATGTTTATGGTTTTGGACAAGATATGGAAAATCTTAATCAAGGTATGGTGAGTATCTATTTGGCACAATCTTTAAAAGGTCGTGAAATATTAGTCAAAGGCTCTACTGACCGATTCAGAGATTTTGTTTATATTGATGATGTCGTATCAGCATTGTTATTAGGTATGGATGATGTTACTTCAAATAAAACATATAACGTATGTACAGGGACAAAGACAACGGTAAAAGAGTTATTAGATATTATAGTAAATGCACACGATAAAGGTGACGACTATTTTAAAATAAATGTTGTTGACCAATATGAGGGTGACCAACATGGAGCATCAGGACTAAATGTAAAACTAAGACAATTAGGTTGGGAAGCTAATACTGAACTTAGAGATGGCGTCAAAAAGTTCATTCAAGGATTCAAATGAAAATAGCATTTTGTTCGCAAATGAATTTCAAAGGTACAATACCACGAAATCATAAAAATATGAGAGTTGAGTTTGCACAGATGTGTGCATTAAAGGCTACTCATTTTCCATTATATAGTCTTGGAACAGAAGAGATGGATAAAGATTATGACCATATTATATTACTGATTCCAAAGACACCTCAAGATAGAGATAGATTGTACGAAATGGAATTAGTTGAGTTGGCACGACAACACGGAAAAATGATTTGGTTTATGCAAGAGGGACCTAATTGGATATTTCAAGACTTACCTGTTTATCAACAATTTTGGCACTATAATTTGTTACAAGATGTAGATGGTATATTAACAGAAAACACAACCGACATTTCTTACTTCAGAGGTTTACTTGGTACAGAAAAACCTATTTGGGATATACCATCATTAATGATTGAAGACGATATAGTTCCAAGAAGTGAGTGGTCTGACGTTATTATAATTGGTGGTAATATGGTTAGATGGTATGGTGGGTTTGATTCATATATCATAGCATCAGAGTTTGAACCTGATTATAAGTTGGCATCAGTTAGTATGGGTAGAAAACAAGAACAAGAAAATGAGATAGGAAATGTACAATATCTACCTTACTTAGAATGGAGAGATTGGATGAACGCCTTGTCTCAATTTCATATTGGTGTACATTTGATGCCTACGATAGCAGCAGGAACGTTTGCTATGAATTGTGCATATCATGGTATACCTGTTATTGGTTACGAAGAAGCAGACACCCAAAGAAATTGTCACCCTCTTACTTCACTAAAGATTGGCGACTTAGAATTAGCAAGAGAATACGCTGAGAAATTAAAGAGTGATAAATTCTATAATTTGTGTAGTGAGACTGCACAAAAAAGATATAGAGACCATCATAGTGAAGAGGCATTCTTGAAACATATGAACGAGGTTCTTAAATGAAAATATTAGTATTTCATCAGCCTTGGCCTATGGGTAATTATAAATACAATACAGCTATAGGTAATATACTCGGCAAAACACACGAAGTCTATTTGTTAGAGCAACTCAATGGAAGAGAAGCTACAGATGAATACATTAATCAAATAATAGAATTAGACCCTGACATAGCATACTTCGATATGTTAGATGCAGAAACGTTTAAGATAATAGAAAAATTAAAGTGTAAAAAGATATTGGCTTATAATACAGGTGGCATCGTAGGTTATGATGAGATATTCGATTATAAAGATAAATGGTACACTCACGTATTTACAAATTCTATTGAAATGAAAGAAAAATTTTTGAATAATGGAACCTTCGCAGATAATTATAATTGGTACTTAAATTGTTTACCTGAAGAAGAGATGGTATACGAATTACAATATGAATTTCCGTGTGTCTTTTTAGGTATGGGTTTTGGTAGAGTTACAAATGATTCTTATAAATTAGAAAGAGATTTATTCTTTACAGGTTTTGATGATAGAATATCCCTACAAGTTTTTGGCAATGGGTGGCCACAATCTAATAATTACACTTATAGAGGCATATTACCCGCTAATGATATTGGTAAATTATATAGTTCATCTAAATCAGGTTTTGCTATCATAGCAAAAGGTCAACGAGAACGTGGTATGATAAATAATAGATATTCAGAAATGGGCAGTTGTGGTATACCAATTATAAGTTATAATTATGAAGACATTGATTGGTATGGAGCAGAAGATTATATAAATTTTGTAACAAATAAAGATGAAATAGTAAACATAGTTAGAGATATAAATTTAGGTAAAGATGATAAGTACAAAGTCAAATCAGAAAATCTACAAAAATTTTGTAAAAATCAACATAAGATATTTCTTGAAAAATTAAATAACATAATGGAAATCTAATGAAACAAACTATCAGTAATGAATTGAAGATTGCTGTCTTAGAAAAAAAGGTTGCAACCTTAGAGAAAGAATTTAAGGACTTTATGTCTAAATGGGGACCTGATGTTCAACAGAAAAGAGCTGAACGAGATGAAGTGTGGGATGAGATGGTTCGTGTCGTTTCAATACAAAACAAAAATAAGGAAAAGAAATGAACTTAATTAGTTTTATACTTCCAAGTAGAAATAATTTAAAATATTTAAAACAAGCATATCATAGTATCAGAAAAAACTCTGAACATCCACACGAAATTTGTATAGCATCAGATGCAAGTACAGATGGAACGGTTGAATGGGTACAAGAGATAATGAAAAAAGATGAGAACGTAAAACTTCACATCAACGAAGGTCCTGAAAGACTTGGACACACGATTCTATATGATACATTAGTTTACGAATATGCTACACACGATAGGGTAATGATATTTCACGCAGATATGTATTTGTGTCCTGAAGCTGATGAAGAGATAGATAAATTACTAAAACCAGGTATAGTCGTATCACTAACTCGAATCGAACCTCCATTACATCCTCCAGGTCCTGAAAAGATATTATGTGATTATGGTATAGAACCTGAAGAATTTCAAGAAGAAGAATTGTTGAATTGGATAAAGGTATCAGGTAGTGAGGTCGCAGAAGACAAATATACTAATGGTATCTTTGCCCCTTGGTGTATAATGAAAGATGACTTTTTGAGAATACACGGACACGACCCTTTATTCGCTCCTCAATCAAAAGAAGATTCAGATATATTCAATAGATTTATGTTAGCAGGATATGAGTTTATACAGACTTGGCAAGGCTATGTATATCATATGACTTGTAGAGGCTCACGATTTAAAGATGGTGCTAAGAGAAATCCTGATGGTCAAGTCTTTATGAAGGGTAGAGAAACAGACGAGTGGTTACAACAGAATCATAGGTCAACACGAAACTTTATTAGAAAGTGGGGCTCAATGGTTTTACACGATGAATATCTACGACCTATTATACCTCCTAAATACGATGTTGGTCTAATAGTAGATAATTGTAGTGAAGCATTCTTATACGAATTAGAGCCATATTGTAATCAAATATATTTAGACGATGATGGTCTTTTTCAAGATTATCTTGATAGAGAACAACAGAATTGTGGATATGATTTAGGTGCAAAGTTAGTCACTAAAAATATTAAACCATTTAATGATGTATTGATAAAGTTTGATTGTAATCAATTAGATAATGCTAATTGGCAGATATTCACTCAGTTCCCACGTATCATAGAAGAGAGTGGAGAACCTAATACAACATTTGAGTTGGATGTCTTTACAATAAAGACGAAATTGCTTGACAATCAGGTCGATACATTAGTATATTCAGTATGTAAATAATGAGTAAACACGCAGCAAAGAGAGACAAAGGGTCAACGTTTTATTTATTGACTCCTAATATGGATTATCCAATTGAGATGGGTGAAGTATCATTTGGTACATTTTACTCTTATGGTGGTATTGTTATGTTAAAAAATATCTTGACTATTTCAGAAAAAGATAGTAAATTACTATCGCAAATTGAGATAAAAGACGATAGGAACAATACATACACAGCAGAAGAGTTTGTCGATATGTTGAGTAACTTAAAGGTGGTTGATAATGGCTAATATAGATTGGCAAAAATATGAAGATGAAATGATGGAAGACTCATTCAGACAAAATATTAAAGTCAAACATAAAACTAAGAAAAAACAAAAGGAAAAAAAGAATGATAAACAAAAGAATTATGGTATTCGTAAAAAGAATAATTAGTCTTCCAATACTATTCTTAATAGGATGTGGTATAACAGAACCAGGTCCTGATGTAGTAATAGAACCATATTGTAATATGCCTGTAGTTGATGGTATGCCAACGTTAACATTAAAAGATACTTGGCAAACAATTCATATGATAGATTTTGAAGTAACGGTTGATGGTGAACCTGAAGAGTACGCCTCACTATCATTCGAATCAAATCTATTTTGGCAACTTAATGATACATTAGGTTATTTCACTCATCAATGGTTAACAGATGAAATAGAATATAATACCTATGATACAAGTTATGTAATAGGTGGTGGACTACACGATTTAGTACCTACATCTAATTATAGAAGTCTTACAGACGATGAAGGTAAAACAAGAAATGCAATAGCTCCTGTTCGTACTATGGCAGGAGATACCCTTATATTGAGTTATAGTGCTTACATACAAGGGGTTGGTAGACATAGTGGTGAATTAAAAATTAAATTAGTGAGATAACAATGCCTTATTTAGAAATGTTTGAAGTACAAGAAAATGAAGTCTATACCCAAGTAGAGATTACAGAAGAACAGGCTAAAGAATATAAGGAATATCAAGATGGTGGAGAATATCCTGAATGGGTAGATGAGATAGATTGGGATGAAGGTGATAAAACACATAGACCAGGAAATGATAGTGTTGTTTCAGTTGAAGTCGTGGAGGAATAAATATGAAGTGGGTCTTGGTTAATAAAAGTGATGAAATTGTAGACACTTGTGAAATAGCAAGTAATGTTGGTGTATCAGGTGCAAAGACTTATTTTAGAAAACGAAAACAGATAAACGAAGAGTCTTTTGATAAACTTTGGAAAGTGATGAGTAACGAACAATACGAAAGAATTATAGAATTATCTAATAGAGAGAATAAACAATATCAATGGTGGAAAGATGAAGAAACATACCTTGATGTAGAAGCTCCAATAACTAAATCAGGAGAATAGAATGGAATATTATGAAGTAGACGTGGTCTTCGAAGAAGAGGTATCAACAAAGAGTGGTATCAAAATAAAGAAGGTCAGAAGAAAGTATTTAGTACAAGCACAAAGTGTAACGGCATCAGAGGCATTGGTATATCAGTTCTTATCAGATAGTCCATACACCTATGAAGTAGTTTCTTCAAGAAAATCAAAAATTATTGATGTGGTTTCGGATTAATGATATATTTATCATAGAGACATTGAAACTAACGTAAGGGGTAAAATGAATCAAGCAGACAGAAAAGAATTTGATGTTATTCATACGAAGATAGACGCAATCAAGGAAGATATCGAAAGAATGAATCAAGATATCAATAACGCACATCAAAAAACAGATGAAAATCTCAAGTTCATCAAAGAAAGTTTATTCAATCCACACGAAGGTTTATGGGCCGAAACAAAGTTAAATACACAATTCAGAGAAGATACCAAGAAATGGAGAACAATGATTACATCAGCGTTAGTCGCAGTATTTGGCAAGTGGGTCTACGACATACTTGGCTGACGACGCAGCAACTACGAAGCAAAATTCTTAAAAGAGGGTTATGGCTATCCTTAGTCACAATAATGTTTTCATTAAATCCACTACTCTCCAAGTCATCTCAAGTCGATATAATACTCTCAAGTGATATACCATTATCAAAAGAAGAGTTGATTAAAATCAAGAACAAGATTGCACAAGAGAAGATTGTGGCTCCACAATGGATATACATTGATGATAAGATGTATTTAGTAGAAAAGAAACCATTGGAGACAACGAGTGAAAAAGAAAATAAAGGAAAGACTAAAGGACTTAATAAAGGTTCCAAGGATTAAACTTGACGAGAAGGATGTAGAGATAACTCTCTTAGAACTCAAGAAAAGAGTTGGTCCTCCCAAATTATCTTTTAGTAAGAGAGGAGTGGGAAGATGAATCATAATATAATATTCGATACATTGGTCAATCATCAGACTAAAGATTCTTATGAAAGAGTAGAGGATATAAGGAGAGGATTGAGTGAAAAAGAGGAAGCCCTCATAAGAAGTCAAGCAATCGTAATGATAGATAGAAATCAAGGTAGACAACACATAGTAGAGAAGGTCCTAAAAAGATTTAAGCGTTGCATCAACGTATAGTATGAGTGAAAAAGAAAAAATAGCAATAGATTATATGATGTTAGGTATATTGATAGGCATAGGTATAGGATATTTCTTAGGTATATGGTCAACATATTATGGGTAGATTAGGAGATTGGGACAAAGTAGAAAAGAGGCGAAAACCTGTAAAGTTCTCACGTGAGGATGAGATATGGGAGTACGTCAAGATGATGATATGGGTCTTAGGAGGCTTGACATATCTTTATTTCTTGTTTGTTGGGTAATGATGGACTGCGTCCGTCTGCGACACCTGAGACCGATGTTATTTGACGATATATTAATGCTTAATCGATAGATTATTATTACTTTGACACAATATAAGTGTTAATCTTTTCAAAGTTGATTATAGTTATTATATAACTAAGAAGAATATAAAACTAATAAAACTTTGAAAACTATATATGTCCTTCGACCACGAAAAACAAGCAAAATCTAAGAAAAACAACATAGATAGCCTGTCAAAACAAGAATATAGGGAGGTTAAGGTAAAGATACCTGTATATAAGGGATACCAACTCTCCAAATCACGTATAGAATGGGCCATACATAATAGTATTTCTATGTCACAGGCAGCACGAACTCTTGGTGTTGCTTATAATACCTTTAAGAAGTACGCCAAACAATACGATTTATGGCATCCCTCTGAGTCGAGCCATAAGAAAGAACACACTCAACC